CTCCAAGGATGTAAGCAAGCTTGATCTCTGAACTTGCTCGACACTTTATTGTAAACGTTTTGGTGTTAATTGCCAAGGTGTGGGTTTCTTCAACGTCCTTTAATGCGACTGTTTTATTAGTAATTAACGGTGTATCAGCTGGGCAACGATTAAAAAAGAATTTGCCGTCACTGTCTGACAGACACATCCCCGGTGTACCTTGGTCATTAAGTAAATCAGCCAACGCGCCATCAAGTTGCAGCGCACTGTTTAGATCACTGGCGAAATCTGCCACCAGCGTTACATACACCGCAAAGGTGGCGGTGCCCACCACGATAACCTCGACCACTGGCTGGTCGTGTATCTTGGTTATTATTTTTCTATCCACTGTGGGCGCAGACGATATTACCGCGTGTTGCCCCAGGTCGAAACGGGATGCGGATTCAGATGTTATGGTGTCGAAATATTTAACCTCGACAGATGACCCACCACCCAGCGCACTGACGTACACCGTGGACAGTATCGAATTACCCTGGGTACTGATTGGTTGTAAATAGGTATCTGCGGTTCTGGATTCCAGGTTGAACATTCTGTTCGAGTGGAATTGCTCTAAGCTTTTTATGTTATTTGTAACCGTCATAAACCAGTCCAAGAAAAAAGGGAAGGAGGTTTGTACCCCCTCCCCTTAATTGGTTTCATGCAACATTATGTTATGCGGTTATGTCAATCCCGTAAACAACCGAAACTTCGCTAGAACTTTGTGTATGTCCTTGGAAATCTTTTCGGCTATAACTGGATAGTAACCATCTGTCAAACTCAAGTCTTGGGTCTTGTAATACCCGTACTCGGATCGGTCGACGTTGGCCCATATAGAACCGGCGCCAGTTGACCAAAAGAATCGCGGTGTTGTCGGTCACAGAGTTATCAAATACACCCGATGCATTCAAATCGTCCCGCATGAACTCGGAAATAACGATCGAGATACCCTGGAAAATCGCAAGTGCACCAGTTCTGATGGTGAATGCGTTTCCAAACTTCTCAAAGGTTGATACCTCGTCCAAAGCCGCCATTTGCTGGTATGCATTAGGCGATGCGAACCAAACAAGATCGCGTGGGTTAACACCAAACTTGCCCATGTTTTTAATCATGTCCCTAAGTTTCGCAGTTGTGACGGCTGATGTAAATGTCTCGGTACCACCGGCACCAGAGTTGGCAATCGCCAGCTTGCGTAAACCATCGTATTGCTTTTCGGCGACTTCGGAACCCAGGGCTTCGGTGTCACTGTCTTGGTGTGTACCATCGTTGTCACCATTCAGAATGGCGGTCTCTTGGGCTCGCTCTTGGGACTCGACGACTTCTCGTCTTGCCAGCGCCAAAATTGGCGGGGCCGAGTCTTCGTTTAATTCTTCTGGCAGAATGTAGAATTCTTGGAACTTGGTGGCGGTGAACGTCAACTTGGTGGTCGTAAAGTTGTCTTGTGTTGCGGCGGCACCCTCGGCAACAGCCTTGGCTTGGGTTACGCTGTCTTGGACCGGCAATTCCCAAGGTTGTGACGTCATGTTAAACATTCGGAACTGGCCTTCGACTTTTCTCTCCAGTTCGAATTCCTCTATGAATGACTCACTTAGATTCGTTGGAACCCAGTCACCACCGGTTGATCCAACTGTTGAATCAAACGCCTTTAGACGTGGGATTAAAACGTCTTTACCATAGTTGGTGTCGTAAATGGTTGGAACGGCCGGAATATAGTCTGAATTTTCACCGGCTCCGAAAACATCCTTGGATCCACCCCGGAATCGTTGAGCGGTAAAACGCGCGACGTCCAAGGTTTCCTTCATGTTACGAACAACCCATTTCACCGAGTCTGGAACGTGCTTGTATTCAGCGGCCCCAGTGTTGACCTTCATAAGATCTTTAACGTGGCGGCATCCAAAATAACGTAACGCCTTGGACTCGTCGGAATTAGCATCATTACCAGGCTTCATTGCAGTTGCGTTTGCAATAAAGTTAGCGCGTTCAGATTCCAGCTTTTTGTTTTCTTCGGCCAGTTTTTCTGATTTCTCAGAAAGTTCTTTAAAATCGGCCGTTACATTTTCCAAGGATTTTTCCTCGGCACCATCGGCCTTTTTTTCATCAGACATTTAAACTCCCTCCTTGGAATTTTTAAAAGTTATTACTGCTCTTAGTCTAGCATATCATCAATTTAATTTACCAGGTTACTGCTTTAAGTTCCTGGCGCACGAATCGCGATATTGATAAAGCAAATTAAGTTGTTTTTTAACTTTATCCGTTTTACCTTTTTCATGATTTAATGCAGTTATGTAATTCTTTTCATCTGGGTTTTCTTCAATTTTGATATTGTCTTCACCATCGGCTGGTGCATCGCCCAATTCAACAGATTCTTCGGCCGGCTCACTGGTGGGTGCCTTGCTTAGGACGTCTCGCAACAGTTGAAACTCACGGATCAAAGTGGCCAACAAGACATTGGTTTGCTTGGCAGTATCAGCTTGGGAAGTTGATTCGGGTTCGGTGGAATCGCTGGACTCGATTACCATGACGGCTTCATCGCCTTGTTTTTCTGGCGTTGCCTCGGCCAATTCAAAAGCCAACTGCAATGCCTCGGGTGTAATCGGCGCGTCTTCTAATGAACACTTGCCCTCGTTCTGGCAAAAGTTGATGGCGGCCGCCACGGCTTGGGCGGGTTCCATTCCCTCGTCCCGAAACTTGGGAACTTTGGCCGCGATACATTCTTGCATCGGATCTTGCTTGGCTGTTTCGCGTTCGGTTTCGTCTTGCTCTTGGCCCTCGGAATCACTGGCGGGTTGGTCGCTGTGATCTTGGGTGGCGTGGTCATCTTTTTCTTCTTCTTCTTCGTCATCGTCGTCTTCGTGTACACCCAGAACCTCGATGGCCTTGGCCATGCTCATGGCCGCCAGATCCTTGGTTTTTAAATCAAACAAACTGGCTTGGGCCATCGGTAAAGACACGATACTGGTTTCCAGTAAATTGGCAGACTTGATGACATTAACTTCTTTGCCGTCAATTTCTTGGGTCTCCATTTCCAGTGGATCAAACCCTACACTGAAGGCCTTTAAGATGCCCTCTTTCACTAGATCACGGATGCGAGTAATTTCTGGATCCATGGAATCAGAGATTTTAACCCGAATAAATAAACCGTCTTCGGTGGTCTTGATCATGGTGGCCTTGCCCACAGGAAAGTCACGGTCGTGGTTAAAAAATATAATTGGCAAAGATTTAAATTCTTCAATTTTCCATGCCTCGGGCGGTATAAAGTCATTGCCGCGATCAACCAATATTACACCGTCTTGTTTGGCGCGGTTTGCAAATCCCTCGATGACAACTGATCCACCATGTTGCTTGGATTGTTTCTTTACTGTGCCCTCGAAACATAGATATTTCATGTCTTTGGGCTCGTCTTTTAACATTGCGTTTCCCATGTCTAACTCCTAAAGATGGGGTTACACCCCGGTGATTTCTTGAGTGGCAACGTCAAAGGATTGCCCAGGCGGTAACATTAATATGTCACACCTGCAGTTAATAACTTCGGACGCAGCCCCATTTGGGTCTCGCGGAAACCGTAAACCATTTGAAAATTCTTTGCCCTGGGAGCGGTGTTGGCCGTCTATGTCGGCGTGTGTTGGGCGGACGCGCTCATCGTTTGCGGTAACCCATACTTTTTGTAACCCAGGAATCAGAGTGGATGCATTTCTAAATGCCGCCTCTTTGCCCAACGACACCGCCGTTAATACTTCGGTGCGCGCAATGGTGTTTGCCTTGGATTGGGCGATGCCAACGTCTGAAAACTTGTCTATTAAATTTCTAGATATCGCATCAATGGATAGACCATCTTTAATGCCGGACTCGATTACACCCATGGCCTGGTTGGTGATTGTCTCAGATACAAATTGAAATGAACGAATCCCCCTGGCAGCCAATATGGATCTGCGACCATCGGCTTCGGCGGTGCCGATCGCCAATATAGCGGCCTCGTTTGGCAGGGCGAATGGCAGATCAAAGCTGGAGGAATATCCAAAGTCCATTGATCGCTGGCCGATGACTTGGAATTGTTGTTGCCATTCTTCTTGGAATTGTTCTAACACGGCCTCGAATTTTTCTCGCAACCGTTTGGGATCTCTGGTGTCGGCTTGTTTTTCCACCAGCTCGTCATCCAATATGTTTGTGGCCTCACGAACAAACTCTGCAAACAAGCTTAGAACAAGTGCTTGCATTTCCAACTCGTCATTAGTGCGAATATTTTCTAATTTCTTCTGATAAATATTCCACCATGTCTTGTGCATTTCCAGAAATGCTTTGATGTCTGTGGGTCTGCTTAGGGATTTGTCGTCTTCTACACCGGCGGCTGGGGCCACGGCGGGCGGTGTATTTGGCGCGGCACCCGATAAAGCGTCACCGTCTGGATGCGGGTCTGTATCATACACCGAGCGGCGGACTTCATTTATTGTATGCGTGTCCAATAACTTGGATGCCAGCTCAGCTTTTCTGATTTGGTCATCTTGTAAAACATCTACGTCATCCAGATTAAAATGAATCACATGGTTTGGACCCAGACGTTCTTTGAAATGATTATTCATCTGGCCTTGGAACAATTTCATCAGGGGTTTTAAAGTGGCCTGCCAAAAGTTCCGCATGGCGGCCTGGGATTCCAACGAGCCAATAGATCCAGATTTCTGAAGACCCAACTCGTGACGCGGTATACCCAACAGTGACAAAATGGTCTCGCGGTTCTTGTCGATATATTCACCAAGCTGCTGATCCCCCAAGCTGGTGGTCAGGGGCTTCGCTCT